AGTACGTGAGACCATTAGATATTATATAATCAATGGGCTCTATCTCTTTGTTAGTATAGTGCGGTGGATTTTTTATTGGGTCTATCTTATCGTCCATAGTTTTACCTTACCTGTTTTTTTATTGTAGTCACCATGCCTTAGTATTCTAGCAACTCTAGCTTGAGCTAGTGCTTCTTTAGCAGTGTAACCTTTGTCTTTGTATATACCTTTAACAACTTTCCATAAATCTTTTAATGGAACATTAGTATATTTTTGTATTAGTTTATTAGCAGTTACTACACCAACACCATCTATGCCATCATAACCATCAACCTTATCACCTGTTAATGTCTGTATCATAAATTGATAGTTAGCTAGTTTCTCTGGTATTTGTTCTACTGTTAAACCATTAGCAGATAAGTTACATGGAATTGTTCGTAAATCTTTATCTATACTAACTACAATACGTTCTTCGTTTGTTGGTTCAGTAGCCATGATACCCATAACATCATCAGCTTCTAAGTTTTTCCACTGAACTCCATTATGTTTATCCATAACATAGTTACGTAATGCTTTTAATACCATTGGCTTACGTTTGTTTCTTCTGTTATCTTTGTATGATGGTAGTACATCTTTTCTAAAATTACTACTATCAGTTAATGCAACAACATAATCGTCAGCTTCTAATGATGAACCTAAGTCATCTATTACAGCATCAACATCAGCCTTACATTTATTCTCATCACAATGTAATGTCCATAAGCCATCACCCCAATGAGTATCTACTTCATTGTTAAGAGCTATTTGATATAATAAAATATCACCATCTATTAACAATACCTTACGACCTTTTAGTTTATCACTCATGTCTTCTCCTATTGTACGTTTCTTTTTAAAAATAATTCAGACAACGGAACTAAAACAAACCTACTCTTGTTACCATCACCGCCACTTCTGATATTCTTCATATATTTTTTTGTCAATTTTTTAATGGTTGACGTATCAAAAATCATACGGACAAAATCTTTATCACCATCAGCTAGTATGTGAACCCAGTAGTCTGCTTCTGTTGCCATAATACCTGACGGCTTACCATAACACTCTACTTCAATACACATGTTACCAGACTTCTGCCACCAGTCTCTCTCAGTCTTTACTTCTAGTTTTGTTTTATCTTTATCAAGTATAGATACAATCCTATTCTCTCGTTCCTGTCCATACTTCAGGTCTTTGTCAAACTTCTTATTCATTAATGTGTCTCACTCCAGTTGTTACCTATTTTATATTCTCCTGTTAATGGGAGTCTTAATTGGAAGTGTTTGCCAGTACATTCAATGGCTTTGACAGCTAACCTACCAACGGTCTCTGCATCTTTATCAAGACACTCAACCTGTATTTCGTCATGCACCCAAACTACCTGTTGGGTTTCAGGAATATCCTTAACTAATTTATCAAACTCAACTAGCCATTGTTTACACACCAGTGCACCTGCACTTTGTAACAATGTATTTAATGCGGCGTGTGCTGAACGAACTTTAATCTGTCTCTTATCAAGACCAACTATGTGTCCTCTCTCTGCCGCTAATTGTACTTGCTCTATTAGTTTACTAAGAGCAGGTAAATTATTTAAGAATCTTTTTTTAATCTTAGATGCTTCACCAACCTTCTTACCAGTTACTTCAGCAATACGTTTAACGCCACCACCATATAAAAAGCAATAGTAAAAACGCTTTGCTAAATCTCTTGAGTCTAAACCTGCAAGAGTCTGTGTCTCTGTATGTATGTCACCATCTAATACAACTTTTGTGTACTCACCATTGTCATACTTAGACATAAAGTGAGCTAACATTCTAACTTCTAATCCTGATATATCTATACCTACTAACTTCTTACCATTAGGTACAGTAAATAAACTTCTACATTCTTTACCAAAAGGTACAGACACACTTGGAACTTGAGCCATGTTTGGAAACGAATGACTTGCACGTGCTGTAACTGTAGAGTTAGTGTTGCAAGTACCATGTATCTTATTATTCTTTTCATGTTTTAACCATGCCTGTGTACCTGTAGCTAGTTGTGCAATTCTTTTATCTAATAAGAAATGTTCACATAAAATTTTTGCTTCAGGATATTCCAGTTTACTTAATACAGTATCATCTAGTTTTGGTTTACCATCATTAGTAAATTCTTTAGCTTCCCAACCATACTTAGTTTTTAATCTATCAGCTATGTGATGACGTGAACTAGGATTGAAAACTGTAACTCTATCTTTTAATTGTTTACCTGTTTTTTCTGATACTCTTTTCTCTGTAATAGGTAAGAATATTTTTTGTAGTTGTTCTTCTAACTCTATTCTTCTAGTGTTTAACTTTGTATATAACTCTTGGGCTTTCTCTTTATTAAAAGTAAAACCATATTGTTCTTGTTTAAATATTAAGTCAGCAACATAATGTTCTAAGTCCATTGCTTGTTGTGAATAACCTTTTTTCTCAATCATGTTGAATAAAGTGTGAGTCACTTGAACATCTTGAATACAATACTCTAGCATACCCACACTAAATTCTTTCCAATCTGTATCAAACTGTTCTTTATATTCGCCCACCCTGTTACCCCACGCTTTCAAGCTGTGTCTGCCAATACAGTCTCTTGGAAAATTCTTATGTTTAAAATCTTGGTCTTTAATATCAGGGAATAACAATCTTGTTGCTACTATAGTATCAAAAACTTTTGCTTTTGATTTTAAATTATAAAACTTTTTAAGAACTGGTATGTCAAACTTAATAATGTTGTGACCAATAATTAATTCTGCTTCTTCTAATTTCTTTACAGCCTGTGCGTTGTTTAAATGTAACACTTGGTTTGTGTCTATATCTTTTAGTATAATGCAATGAACTTTAGTAGCTGTATCTAAAAATCCATCTGTTTCTATATCAAAACAATATCTCATAATCTTATCTTTCTAATTTTTAATACGTTGCTTGATGGTATTGTGGTTATGTTACCTACATCTCCAAGAGTACCATTGTCTTCAAAGTTTACATCAGCAACTATGATATGAACATCTTTATCTTTTTTAATTAACCAACCAGTTGATATACAAATTGTTGGTGTACTATTCATAGCATCTTTTAAAGTTTTCCACGAGCTGTCAGAGTTTATATCGCTCCATGTCAGTTGTACGTAATCTGCATTTAATATTTTCTTAGTTACTTGTGGTAGTTGTGTCATATTAATGTAATGTGTGTGCTTCTATTTGAACATTCCAAGCCGCATCTTCTCCGCTAAATGCTAAAGACAACAATGCGTCTTGTAATAACATAGCAGAACTTTCTTTTCCTACATGTAATGTTACTGTTGATTTTGTTCTCTTAGCTTTAGCAACAGCGTCCATAACATACATAGTCCATGTCATCATTTGTCGTTTTCTTTTTAATTCATTAGAAGTCATCTAATACCTCTGCTTTAACTTCAGCTAAACAACCTGTTTCTAAATCATAATGTAAACTACATGCGTTGCCTGTCTCACCAGAAAATCTATTCTTTAATATTTGTAACTTAGCAATATTGTTTTCTGCTTTTAAGTCACGACTCATGGAAAGCACCATGTCAGATAGTTGAGCTATGGACTGGCTTCCTCTAAGACTACTAAGAGTTACTTGCTTACCATCTTCAAAACCTTTGTCACCTTCTGTTGACCTACGTAAGTGACTAACTAAAATTAATCCAATGCCTGTCTCTTCTACTAATGTTCTAAGTTTACTTACAAAATAATCTATAAGTTTTCTTTCATCATTAGTATGTTCATCACCTAATGCAGACAATGCCATGTGTAAATGGTCTAGTATTACCCAGTCTACATTACATGCCTTTGCTAAATATCTTATCTTGGATAGTAAGTTATCTGCGGCACTTGCTCCGAAGTGATTATATAAATAAAAATTGCCATTACCAATAGTAGAGGTAAAGGCGGTATGTAATTGTGTCTCATCAATTCCCTCTCTTGTTAAGTGTAAAGGTTTCTTTAGATGCACACCCATAATACCAAGTGCACTACGTTTAACACTTTCTTCTAGTGCTATGTAACCAACAGTATATTTTTGTTCTAATAAACTTAGAGCTACGTGTCTACAAAAGCTAGACTTACCAACTCCACTACCTGCTGTAACTGTAACAAGCTCACCTTTACGTAGTCCATGAGTCTTTGCGTTTAAACATTCAAATGGATATTGTGCTGTTACATAAGTATCTTCTTTTTGTATATCATTCCAAATATCTGCACCTAAAATAATACCATCAGGTCTGTATGCTTTACTTGACCATATACAATCTGTTAATTCTTTTACTTTGTTTGCAAGTATCATTTCGTTAGCATCTTTTAATGGTAACGTACATATCTTTGCTTTGTTAGGTGTAAGTAATTTTGCACATTCTATTGCACCCTTCTTACCTTGTTCATCTTGGTCAAAACAAAAATAAACAGAGTCAAAGCCTTCAATCCATTCAAGCTCTCTTTGTATATCTCTCTTAGCTCCTTGAGCTCCTGATTTAATACTGACAACAGGAAATTTATTCTGGTTAATAGCAGATATACTCATTGCATCTATCTCGCCTTCTGTAATAATCAACATCTTACCTTTGTCTCTCCACAAATGCTGACCAAACAAACCTGCTTCTCTTGCATCACCTAACCACTGAAAAGTTTTATCAGGGTATCTTAGTTTTTGTGCAACTAATTCTTTGTCTTTGTTATAGTAGTTTGCTATTTGACATGGTCTACCAAACCATGCACCAGATTGATAATTAAATTTTTGAACTGTGTTGTAATTAATTTTACGTTTACTTAACTCTGTAATACTACCTTCAATAAATTCTTTACTGGTTTCTGTTGCGATTGGATTATTCAAATCATTTCCTTTTGTTGTTGTGTTACATGAAAAACAATATGTATGTCCGTCAGAATAGACGGAGTTGGCATCACTAGAATTGCAGTTATCACATGATGTATGATATAAAAATTCACTTTCTGTTTTTTGCATAAAAATTTTTTGTTAGATTATTTAGAGGTGACAGTTTCCACTCTCGCTTCTCTGCCACCCCAACAAACTATCTCAACAACTCTGTTACATCAAAGTGTGGAGATACGGAGTCTGTCACATCTCTGTGACCTACTACATCAACCTCATTGTAATCCTGTTTCAACTTTTTAATAAGGGTTACCAAAGCGGTATACTGTTTGAACGTGAAGTTACAATCAGGCTGACCATCAATAGATTTTCCGCCAACAAGGCAGACACCTATAGAATTTTTATTAGACAACTTTAAAGAACCATCTGCAATATGAGCTCCTGCTATTTGTATATCTCTACCATCTTGTATAGTCCCATCTCTTTTTATTATTTTATGGAACGCACAAGAAAACAAACCATCTTTACGGTGTTGAGTATCAATATCTTTAACATCAAAATCTTCTTTAGGAGAAGACTCACTGCTATGAATAACTATATACTTTGTTTCTTTTCTTTTGTTGTTCATTGTTTCTAATTTATTAACTAGATTATGATATTCTTTTATATCTTTATCTTCCATCATAACCATTCAATAGGAATATGTTTGTCTGCATATTTAAAACCATATTTTTCACACCACATTCCATAAGTTGTTTTACTTTTTTTACTAATTCTTTGTCTGCTATTACTAAAGATAAATCTAATATCTAATTTAGGGTGTTGTTCTTTTATAAACCTCATCTTTTTTCTATCTGATGAAGTAAACAACCCTTTTGTTTCTATAAAGAAATCTTTATCTTTTAAATAAAAGTCAGGTGTATACGTGTGTACTTTTTCTGGTACGGTATACTTTAATTTTATTGATTCAAATTCATATTTAACTTTATTTAAGTCAAGCTCTTCTGATATTGCTATCTCCAAGCCTGACCTAAAACCATATTTAAGACCTACTTGATTAGAAGTCAGCGTTTTGCGATTGTGCCACTTCATTTTCAAATGTCTTATCTTCTGGTGCAACATAACCATCTTTAACTTCGTCAAAGCCGTAACCTTTTGAGTTACCTGCTCCACCCTCTACAAGTTTAGTTATCTGCACTGCTCTTAACCTTAAACTTACTCCTGCACCTGCCATAGCTGTAAAATAAGGTATCAATTCTGCTGATACTTTCATTTCACTACCTGACCAGACGTTAGCATCAACCATAGGTTTCCCAGAACTATCAAAGATAGCAACTTTATTTGGAATAACTTTACCATCTCTTGTTATG